TCCTGCAGTAAAGCCGTTTTGCGCCCACGCCCCACTCCGGACGAGTGACCGTTCGGCCCGCTCTCTCCCTTGTCGTGGTTGTCGGGGGCCGAGGGCGTGGGCGCAATCTCCGAGCAAGACTGCCGCAGCCTGTGGCACCGAAAACGAGGCGGCGCCTCGGGGTCTCAGGCGAATCGCACTAGCCACGCGGACGGCAGCGGGCGAGGGGTAGGCAGCGGGCCAGCATCCCCGCCAGCAAGCTCATGGGGCCGCGGACCAGTCTCATCCGCGCTGCACATGACCTTGCTGTCCCCGAGTCCGACATGGATACTACGTATCCCGATGGGCGTTGACCGCGCCCGGACGGGCAAGTGAGGCTCGGGGGCGTGCGGACCTATCCCGAGCTTGACGCCTCCTAGCGTGACGCGGCAGGCCCGGCTGCCATCCGTACACCCGGGCACCTTTCTCTCCTACAATCCACGACACCATGAGCACGACCCGCACCCGATATTGCCGCTCTGCCGAGGCTGACGCCCATTCGGCAGGGCACCGGGCTGTAACCCCGCGGTCGGCTAGTTCCGTGCAGGTTCAAATCCTGCCAGCCTCACCACTCCCGACTCTCTGGCGCTGATCTCTCCTCACGGGGGGTTGGTGCAATGGCAGCATTCCGGATTCCAAACCCGGCGATGCGGGTTCGACTCCTGCATCCCTCGTCACCACTTCACGCCATACGCTGTTTGCCTTACGCTGTCATCCCGTGCCGCCGGCGCGTGATCTGCGTGCGCTCGGTGGCCCCACCCGGCCACCCCTGAAAGAGCGCCCCATGTCCAACCTGAGCGGTCGCAAGACCGGCAAGACCGGCAGCCTCAAGCTGTCGGAAGTCACCGCCCGCAACCTCATGACGGGCATCGGCTCGTGCCAGAGCGCGATGAATACGCAGGGCGCGCAGCGCTCGGCGCGTGTGGTGGCCGCCGGCATCGCCCCGGGTCAGGGTGCGTTCATTGACGGTGGCCTCAAGGCTGCGCGCGGCAAGGATCAGGGCACCGATCCGGCGCGCGTCGGCCCGACCCACTCGGGTTGATGTCGGAGGCTGTGGCGCTCGACGACGAGGTCGCCGAGCGCCTAGTCCAGTTCGAGTTCGATCCGCTCGGCTACGTGATGTGGGCCTTCCCATGGGGGGAGGCCGGCACCGACCTTGAGCACGAGACCGGCCCGGTCAAGTGGCAGCGCGACCTGCTCGTGTCCGTCGGGCAGGAACTGAAGGCCGGCGGCGATCTCGGGGCGATCGTGCTGCGCGCGGTGCGCTCGGGCCACGGCATCGGCAAGAGTGCGCTGACCGCATGGGTCATCAAGTGGGGGCTGGAGACTTTCGCCCACACGCGCGGCGTGGCCACGGCCATGACCGACACGCAGTTGAAAACCAAGACATGGGCCGAGCTATCGAAGTGGCACGCCATGTCCATCACGCGCGAGCACTTCACCTGCCACGCCAAGAGCATCCACGCCAACGGCGACGATGAGACCACCCGCACGTGGCGCATCGACTGCGTGCCATGGAGCGAGAACAACACCAGTGCGTTCGCCGGCATGCACAACAAGCGCCGGCGCATCATCATGGTGTTCGACGAGGGCTCGGAGATCGCCGACAAGATCTACGAGGTCGCCGAGGGTGCGCTCACCGACGGCCTGACCCAGATCATCTGGTGCGTGTTCGGCAACCCGACGCTGACCTCGGGCAAGTTCTACGACCTGTTCGCCAATCCGCGCTGGGTCTCGGTGACGGTCGACGCCCGCGAGGTGCCGTTCACCAACCGGACGCTGCACGAGGTCTGGAAAACCGAGTACGGCGAGGACAGCGACTTCTACCGGGTGCGCGTGCGTGGGCTGCCGCCTCGCACTGGCGTCACCAACTTCATCAGCCCCGACGTGGTGCGCGCGGCGATGCGCCGCGAACTGGCGCCCTCGATGTACACCTACCTGCCCAAGTACCTCGGGATCGACCCGGCGCACTTCGGCGATGACGAGAGCGTGGTCACCCTGCGCCAAGGCGGCATGGTGCTGGGCCAGTGGTGGTACTCGGGCCTCGATGGGCCCAACCTCGCCGGCAAGGTCGTGGAGCTATGGCGCCAGCATCCGCAGGTCACGCAGGGCTTGGTCGACGCGATCGGCGTGGGCGCCTCGTGCGCTGACGTGCTCGCCCGCGTGCCCGGCTTCCCGCTGGTGCGGGTCAACGTGGCCACCCCGGCGACCAACGACTTCGAGTACTTCAACCTGCGCGCCGAACTGTGGGGACGCATGCGCGCGTGGCTGGAGCAGGCCGCAATCCCCAACGACGAGACCCTGTTCAAGCAACTGACCACGCTGCAGTACGGATTCGACGCCAAGGCGCGCATCCAGCTTGAGAGCAAGAAAGACCTGAAGAAGCGCGGCGTGCAGTCCCCCGACCGCGCCGACAGCCTGTCCATGACCTTCCTCGCCGAGGCGGTGCGCAAGGTCGAGTCAGTTCGCCGCCACGACGCCCTGCCCGTCAAGAAGCGCACCGTTGTTTGGAAGCGCTGACCCCACGCATAATCCCGTAGCTACTTATCCACAGGCTCCTCGATGATCCCAGCGAACACGCTCATGCCCCGCAGCGCCCCCGGCAAGCCGCTGGTGGCGGTCAAGAATCTGGAGGAGATGGCAGCCTCGGACAAGGGTGACCAGCCGCAGGATCCCGATCAGAGCGCCGGTGCGCCGGGCTCGTTCCTGAGCCACGAGAGCCAGCTTGCGGGCCACATCCGCCGGGCGTGGGACACGGCCAAGATGTACAAGGAGAAGGTCGCCCTGCGCATGCTGGCGGCGCTGCGCGCGCGCCGTGGCGTGTACTCGCAGGCGCAACTGCAGCAACTGCAGCAGACCGGCGGCCTGAACTTCGTCTGGGTTGACCTCACCGAAACCAAATGCAGGGCCGCCTCGGCGTGGATCCGCGAGGTGCTGATGCCCGCGGGCGACCGGCCGTGGATGCTCAACCCGAGCCCCATGCCCGACCTGCCCGAGGAGATGAAGAAGGGCATCGTGAAGAACGCCGCGATGAAGGCGCAGGAGGCCATGGTGCAGGCCCAGCAAGCGGGCGGCGGCGTCATGGGGCCGATGGAGTTTCGCCTGCTGGCGGTGGAGATCGGCGAGAAGATGCGCGACGAGGTGCAGGCCACCTACAAGCGCATGGCCAGCCGCGCGGCCGATCGCATGAGCGAGAAGATCGCCGACGACATGGACGAGGGCGGCTGGGAACGCGCCATGGACGAGTTCATCGAGGACTTCGTGACCTACCCCGCGGCCGTGATGGAGGGCCCGGTCTACAAGCGCAGCAAGCAACTGAAGTGGCTGCCCGGCTTCAAGCTCGGGGTCGACGAGGAGCCGCGGCAGCACTGGTCGCGCATCAGCCCGTTCGACGCCTACCCGTCGCCCTACGCCACCAGCCCCCAGCAGGGCGAGTTCATCGTGCGCAAGCGCTACCAGCGCCGCGAACTGTTCGACTGCATCGGGGTGCCCGGCTACGACGGCGAGCAGATCCGCAAGGTGCTGCGCGACTACTCCGACGGCCACCTCGAAAGCTGGCTGTGGACCGAGGCCGAGCGCAATCGGCTCGAACAGGAAACGATGTACACGTTCCTGTCGCCCAAGGGCGTGATCGACGCGGTGCACTACTGGGGATCGGTGCCCGGCTGGGTGCTGATGTCGTGGAACTGGCAGCCCGCGGACATCGAGAAGATGGACCCCGAGCAGGAGTACGAGGTCGAGGCGATCCTCGTGGGCCAGTACGTGATCCGCTGCGCGATCAACAAGGCGCCGCTGGGCTGGCGCCCGTACTACAGCGCCTGCTACGACGCGGTGCCCGGCGCGTTCTGGGGCAACTCGGTGCCCGACCTCGCGGACACCAGCCAGAAGATGGTCAATGCCGCGGCCTGCGCGCTCGCCGACAACATGGGCATGGCCTCGGGGCCGCAGATCTGGGTGCACCGCGATCGACTGGCCGACGGCGAGAACTCGGTGGAGATCTTCCCGTGGAAGGTCTGGCAGTTGAAGTCCGCCGACAACCAAGGTGTCAACCCCGGCGTGGGCTTTTTCCAGCCCAACGACAACTCGCAGAACCTGATGAAGGTGATCGAGACGTGGGAGATGAAGGCCGACGACTCCACCGGCATCCCGCGCTACACCTACGGCAACGAGCGCGTGGGCGGTGCGGCCGACACCTACTCGGGCCTGTCGATGCTCATGAACAACGCCGCCAAGGGGCTGCGTCGGGCCATCGGCAACGTGGACGTGCGGGTGATCCAGCCCACGGTCTACTACGCCTACGTGCACGAGATGATCTACGGCAAGGACCCGACCCTGAAGGGCGATTGCGTGGCGGTGCCCCGTGGCGCCAGCGCCATCCTCGTCAAGGAAGCCCAGACGCAGGCCCGGCTGCAGGCGCTCACGATCACGGCCAACGAGTTCGACATGCCCATCATCGGCATGGAGGGCCGCGCCGAACTGCTGCGTCAGGCGCTCAAGGCGCTCGACATCCCGACCGACGACGTCGTGCCCAACTCGGACGCGATCCAGCGGCGCATGGAGGAGCAGCAGCAGATGGCCCAGCAGCAACTGGCCGTCGAGCAGCAGGCTGCCCAAGGTGCCGAACAGGCGCGCCTCGAAGCGGCGCAACTGTCGGCCGACTCGCAGGAGCGGCAGACCGGTGCGAAGCTCGCCGCGCAGATCCGCATGAAGCAGATGGATCGCGAGGACAACGCCAACGATCCGTCCAAGCAGCCGCCGGGCAAGAAAACAAAGGAGTCGCGCAAGTACGACGACAAGGGCAACCTCGTGGGCGAGAGCCGCGAACGGGAGGAGTGATGGAACCGACTGAGCAACGCGGCCTACTGGGCCGCCTCTGGGATCTGGTGCTGCGCGCCTACGCGTGGCTGACGAGCAAGGTCAGACGCGGCGGTGCCACAGAATAAGCAAACCGAGGAGGCGGTCGCCAAGCACGCGATCCGCCGCGCCGCGGCAATGGCCCGCGAGATCCAAGCCCTGCGCTCATGGGAGCAGTGGCAGGCCCGGCGCATTCAAGACCTCGAAGCGGCGTTGCGCGAGCACGGCATCGCGCCGCCGCCCCACCCGTGGGTGCCGGGGCGCCAACCCCAAGATGTAGGGGAATTGCCCACGCCGACCGCAAGCAGTTGATTGCGTCGGGCAAAGCACTTACGATCCGCTACGCATGGACATCCAACTGAGCGCTTCGGATCTCCGCGTCTTTTCGGCAGTCAACGTGCTGCCCGAGGGACAGGCTCTGATCTCGATCCTCAAGCGGGCTCTGTCCGAGAGTGACAAACGAAGCCGCACGCTGGAAGGTGCGGCGCTACACCGAGCGCAGGGCAATTCGATCTGTCTGGCAGACCTGATCGAAAAGTTCGGCACGGCAGGTAGCACTCTCAAACCGCATGCCGCGATTCCGAGTCGTGACGTAGCCAACGTCCGATTCGCGAAACCCGAGGCGTAGCGACCTGACTGCGCGGAAGCCGACCATGAGGCGATTCATGGCGATCCACGGCAACGAACCCGGCTCCAGCCGATCGTGGATGCATGAACTCGACACCGAGTCTCGAATCGCAACAGGCACGTCTCCCGCGTCAGGTAGTTCGCGCCGCTGAACGAGCGGCACAACTCCAGCAAGAGACGACCCGCAGTACCGCAGCCAACGAACCGCTGGCAACAGCATCCGAGGCATCCGCAGCCCCGCCGGCTGCCCCGCACGTCGCTGCAGCGCCCCCACCGGCTGCCGATCCGCGCCAAACGGATTGGCAGTACTGGAAGAAGCGCTACGAGGTGACGCAGGGGTTTCTGGACGACCTGCGGACCAAGCGCCAAGAGGAAAGCCGCAGCGCACAGGATCGCATCCGCGACCTGACGCGCAAGGTGCAAGAACTGGAGTCGCAGAAGCCGCAAGGCGATGTCGAACTCTCCAGCATGTTCACGCCCGAGGAGATCGAGAGGATCGGTCGGGCGGAAGCGCAAGCCCTCGCCAATGCGGCGACCCGGCAGGCGCAGAACATCGCTCGGGCCGAGATCGACAAGCAGTTGCAGCCGCTGCGCGACCAGCAGGAGCAGGACCGCCAGACCGAGCAGCAGAAGAAGGCCACACGCTTCTACGACGAGATCGCGCAGGAAGTACCGAACTGGCGCGAGATCAACGACAGCGATGGCTGGAAACTGTTTCTGGGCGAGGAGGACGACGGAGTGGTGCGGCAAGACATCATCGACCTCGCGGTCGAGAAGGCGCGCGCCAAGCCGATCGTCAAGTTGCTGAAGCAGTACGAGGCCACGCTCAACCCGGCCGACGTCGCTGCCCAGCCGCCGGTGCTGCCGCAAGGTGGTGCGCTGCAGGGCTCTGGTGGATCGAATCCACCCCCTCCGAGCCAGCGGTTCCCCACTCCTGCCGAGGTCAAAAAGTTCTTCACCGATTGCGCCCTTGGCCGGTACAGGGGTCGTGACACGGAACGTGGTGCGTTCGAGGCGCGGATCAACGCTGCCCGCGCTGCCGGCTATCTGCGGTAGGCGCGGGTGGGAATGAACCCACCTCGAAAGGAGTAACCAGCAATGGTTCCCCGCGCGTCAGGCGTTCCGGACTACGGTCCGAGCGGCACGATCAACTTCAACCCCGAGATCTACTCGGGCAAGTTGGTCGAGAAGTTCTACAAGACCACGGTGTTCGGCGAGATCGCCAGCACCGACTACGAGGGCGAGATCGCGGGCTTCGGCGCGCAGGTCATCATCCGCACGATCCCCGACATCACCGTGTCGGACTACGTGATCGGCGCGGGCCTCGCCACCCAGTACCCGAGCCGCAACTCGGTCACCCTGCCGATCGACAAGGCCAAGGCGTTCAACGTCGCCCTGAACACGGTCGATGCGCGCCAGTCCGACATGGATCTGGCCGACGTGTTCGCCAACGACGGCTCGGTGCAACTGAAGATCGCCGCCGACGCCGAGATGCTGGAAGTCATCCCGGCACAGGTCGACGCGGCCAACACCGGCACCGCCGCTGGCAACGACTCGGGCGACCTGAACATCGGTTCGCTGGTGTCGCCGCTGACCGTCGGCAAGGCGGTGTCCTCGGGCGTGCAAGGCATCGTCGAGTTCATCACCGACTGCGGTCAGGTGCTCGACGAGCAAAGCGTCTCCGACGAGGGCCGCTGGATGGTGCTGCCGCCTTGGGCCATCAAGCTCATCAAGCAGTCGGACCTGAAGATCGCCTCGCTGGCTGGCGACGGTGTTTCGATCCTGCGTAACGGCAAGGTCGGCATGGTCGATCGCTTCACGCTGTACCAGTCGCGCAACGTCTACAAGACGCTGTCGCCGACCACCTCGTGGAGCGTGATGTTCGGCCACTCCGCTGGTCTGGCCTTCGCGGCGCAGATCGTCGAGGCGCAGATGATCGACAACCCGAGTGACTTCGGCTACCTGATCCGGGGGCTGATGGTGTTCGGCTTCAAGGTCATCGAGGCCGACTACGTGGGCTGCGCGTTCATCAAGGCCGCCACCTGATAGGGCAGCGGGGCTGGCAACGGCCCCGCTCTCCCGACTCTCACCGAAAAGGAACTGAGATGAGCAAGCCTCGTGTGTATGCCCCGCCGATCGAGCAGACCAACTCGTCCGTCATGGACGGGAACGGCAACGCCAAGAACGGCGGCAAGTTCAAAGCGCGCTACCCGCACACCCCGCTGGGTGTCGGCACGTCCAACCCGTCGACTGGCAAGGGCTTCCGCCCCGCCAAGACCCCGGGCGGCCCGGCCGGTAGCTAACCGCGTCTCCTCACTGGTCCCGACCAGTGTTCCGGGGCCGGCCTGCCACAGGACCGGCCCCTTTTTACGACCTCTCCCACTGAAAGGCTGCCATGGCAACGATGACCCGCACCGTCCCCACCCGTAACGTCGGCATGACCCGCACCGACACGCACGGGCGCCTCGCGATCCGCGACGACGGTCTGCTGATGCCGGGCACGCCCAAGATCCTCGCGCTGGCCGGCTACCGGCCCTACTTCGGCAACCCCAAGGCCTCGCTCGATGACCGCATGGCCTACATCCACGGCCAAGAGCGCGCATTCAACGCGCAGGTGCAGGCCGAGCAAAACGCCTTCGACGTCGATGCGGCCACGCACGAGCAGTTGATCGAGTTCGCCCTGACCGAGTACGGCAAGACGCTCGACGTGCGCAAGCCCGTGGAGAAGCTGCGCAAGGAAGTGATCGAACTGGCAGCGGCCGAGGCCGCATCGAAGGGCTGACATGCTCGCCTCGCGCGTGATCTCCCGGGTGCGCCGCACCTTGATCGACGAGGATGCGGTCACGTGGACCGACGCCCAGTTGCTCGACTACCTGTCGGCCGCTGAGCGCTTGGTCTGCTCGATCAAGCCCGACGAGTACGTCAAGCGCGAGACCGTCACCCTCGTGGCCGGCGTCGACCAAGAGCTACCCGACGACGGCCTGTCCCTGTTCGAGGTGCTGCGCAACGCCTCGGGCCGCGCAGTCAACCTCGTGGGCAAGGATCTGCTCGACAACACCGACGCGACGTGGGCGGCCAACACGCCCTCGGACACGATCACCGAGTACTGCGCCGACCACCGCTCGCCGCGCCTGTTCTACGTCAACCCGCCCGCCACCACGAGCGCGCAAGTCGTGCTGCTGTACGGCGCGCTGCCACCGGCGCTGTCCACCGTGGGCGACACGCTGACGGTCAGCGACGTGCTGGAAAACGCCCTGTGGGGCTACACCATCGCGCTGGCCTACGCGGAGAACACCAAGCGACAGGATCTGGGCAAGAGCAACCAGTGGATGGCCTTCGCCACCCAGAACGTGGCCGGGCGCGAGACGACGCAGAAAACCGCGGCCCCTGAGCTTGGCCTTGCGGAGCGCACCTGATGGCACTGGTCTCGACCCTCATCGGCCCGATCAAGCAGAAGCTGCGCAAGTGTCCCGAGGCCACCATCCGGCAGGCCTACGTGCGCGCTGCACGCACGCTGCTCGGCCGCTCGCGCTGGTACTTGAGCCCACTGACCGCGCCGCTCGTGGCCGGCACCGCGCAGTACTCGCTCGGGACCGATCCGCAACTGGAGATCCTCGATGTGCCGATCGGCTCGCTCACCCAGCCGAACAACGCCGGGGTGATCCCGATCATCCCGACGCCGGCGTGGAACTTCAACCCGAACGCCGACCAAGGCACGCCGCAGTACTTCGCCTACGTGCCCGAAGGCTCGGTGAGCTTCTACCCGGTGCCCGATCAGGCCTACACGGTCACGCTGTCGCTCGTGCTGCAGTGCCGTGAGTCGGCCACCGAGGTCGACGACTACCTGCTCATCAAGTGGCGCCGGGCGTTCGAGAACGGCGCGCTCACCGACCTGTACCTGATCCCGGGCGAGCCGTGGTTCTCCGCGGAACTGGCCATGTCCCACAAGCGCGAGTTCGAGCGCGACATCAACAACGCACAGATCGACCGCGAGCGCGGCTACGTGTGGGGCTCGCAGCGGGCTCAGGCGCGTCGCTTCGTCGTACAGGGAGGCTGACATGCCCGCGTTCTCACTGAACCCGCTGGCGCCGTTTCCGCCGCCCGGCGAGGACTTCCCTGACGGCACCCAGTTCCAAGACGAGGGCACCGACGTCGGCCCGCCCACGCCACCCTACGTGAACTTCGTGGGCGACGGCGTGGTGGCCACCTTCGACGAGGAGACCAACACCGTCACGGTGGCCGTCAGTGGCGAGGTGCAGTCGGGCGCCGTGGGCGAGGCGACGCTGCAGATTCAGGCCGATGACGCTGACGTGGGCGCCGACGACACCGAGACCCTGAACTTCGAGGGCGATGTCTCGGTGGTCGACGACGGCACCGGCAAGCGCACCGTCACGATCAACGCCGGCGGTGGCGGCACGCCGCTCACCGTGTCGCAGGACGACGTGGTGATCGAGGAGAACGTCAACCTCATCAACGTCCTTGGCGATGCGCCGCTCGTGACGGCCCGCTCGGGCGCTGGTGCGGTCGACCTCGCGTTGCGCGCGGGCGGCCGCTCGATCCTGCTCACCGGCGCGCAACTGTTCCCCTCGGTGGGCTCGAACGACGCGTGGGCCGACATCCTGATGGCCCCGCCGGGCTCGGGCTACACGGTCGACGTGACCGACTGGGGCAACCTGCCCGACAACTTCTGGCCGACGTGGACCGAGTCGGGCGCCTTCAACTACTGGACCTACGACCCGGCCTACGTGTGGCTCGTGACCTTCGGCATCCGCGGCACGTGGCTGGGCGGCGCAGGCTCGCTGGAGAGCACCCAGTTCCGCGCCTTCGTCACTGCCACGCCGACGGTGCAGAACCCGACGATCTTCCCGATCGCCGAGCACCAGCGCCTGTACGAGGGCGACGCCTTCGCCATCGGCTTCGCCGGCATCCTGCTGCCGTTCGGCAGCGAGTACCTCCGTCTGCAGATCCTGAATCCCGCCTCTGGCAACACGATCCAGATTGACGACGTGCGCACCACGTTCGTGCCCATGTCGTTCTCGGCGCCAGCGCAAGGCGAGTGGCCGTGAGCTTCACGCTCGATCCGGTCACCCCGCCGTCCCCGCTGGAGTCGCTGCCCCCGCCGGGCACGCAGTTCCAGTTCGAGGGCGAGGATCTCGGCGGCCAGACGCCGGCGCGCGTCGACTTCGTCGGCGATGGCGTCGCCGCCACCTACGACCCGGCCACCGGCGTGGTAACGGTCGAGGTGGCCGAGCTACCGCCGCCGCCACCGGCGCCGGGGCTGCAGATCCAACTCGATGACATCGACGTGGGCGCCAAGGACACCGTCACCCTGAACTTCGAGGGCACGGGCGTGAGCGTGGTCGACGACGGCGCTGGCCGGCGCACCGCGCTCGTGTCCACCAGCGGCTCGGGTGGCGGCGGCGATCTCACGGTCATGGCCGACGAGGAGGAGGTCGTCTCGAACGTCGCGCTGCTCAACCTCGCCGACAGCGACGGTGACATCGCCGTTTACCCGGGCTCGGGCGGCAAGGTGAACGTCGACTTTCGGTCGAGCGCGCTGACGCTGATCCAGACCGGCTGGACCGGCGCCAACCCGAATAGCTGGGCCTACCCCGGCTTCTACGACTGGACCAACTGGAAGGCCGTGACTGCGGTGGAGTTCACCTCGGTGGACCCGTTCGACTGGGGCACGCTGCCGGTCGCGGACATGCCGCAGTGGGATCCGGTCAACCTGTGGTTCACCGCCCCCGAGGCGCTCATCGGCCGACCGATCCTCGTGTGCGTGTCGATGCTCGGCGCCGTGTCGGGCTCGTTCCCGACGGCGAACCTGTTGAGCATGCGCGCGGTCGATCGGCTGCAGTCCGGCGGCCTGAACGACGCGACGCACCGCCCGGTGTGCATGAAGAACATGACCAACTGGGGGATCAACATCACCCTGTGGAACCTGAGCATGACCGGCCTGTGGATCCCCGAGGCGGGCCGCGCGCTGCAACTGCAGTTCATGAACAACTCGGGCTACACCGCCACGGTCAACGACATCTACACCACGCTCAAGCCGCTGGTGCTCGGTGAGGGTCGCGAGGGATCGCTATGAAGCTGTCGGTCCCGGTGTTCAAGGGCGAGGCCCCACGCATCAGCCCGCGGGTGCTGCCCGACGAGATGTCGCAGGAGGCGATCAACTGCCGCGTCCTCACGGGCGACCTGCAGGGCTGGCGCAACTTCCGCACCGAGCAGGCGCTGTGCAAGGGCGACGACGTCAACACCGTCTACCTGCTCGAAGGCGAACACTGGCTGCACTGGACCGACGCCGAACTGGCCGCTGATGCGGTCGAGGTCGACGTGGCCAAGAGCACGATCGCCGGCGATGACACCGGGCGCGTGTACCTGACGGGGCTCATCGCAGGGCCGCGCTGGACCGACGTGGATCTGGCCACCACCGGCTCGGGCTGCTACCCGATCACCACGCGGCCGCTGGGCGTGCCGGCGCCCGAGATCGCGCCCATTACCAGCGCCGAGGTGAGCGAGGATCCCGGCGTGGACATCGACGATGCCGGCGACTCGCTGGCCTCGCAGTGGACCACCTCGCCCGACATCAACGTCAACGGCGTGGTCTCGCTCGTGTCGCAGGACGCGGCGGCGGGCAACCCGCTGCCCAGCTACAAGATCACCTACAACAACAACGTCAACGCCACCGCCTACGCCTATCGCGACTTCGGCATCGGCAACTCGGCCACTGCGAGCTTCGAGGCGCAGTTCATGCTCGACCGCACCGAGAACGCCGACCTCGTCTACGAGGCGAGCTTCCGCGCGTTCTGCTCGGCCGGCGGCACCGGCCCGGTGGTCAAGGTCTCGACCCTGCCGATCCCCGGCGAGGCCGCGGCCGAGCGCCTGTACATCGGCACGCGCAACGGCTGGAGCCCCTCGGCGTGGAGCCCGCAACTCATCAACGTCATGCCGATGTCGCTGTCCGATGGCGTCTGGTACACGATGCGGATCTCGCAGTCGCGCGCCACGCTCACCGGCAACGCGCAACTGACGGTGCAGATCATCGACGTCGATGGCACCACGGTGCTGATGGAACGCACGGTGACCACCGCAATCAGCGGCGGCTTCTGCGGCATCGAGGGCAGCACCAGCTATGGCGCCACGCCGCCTGACGGCAACATCGAGACCAACTACGACAACTTCAACACCGCGGGCTCGGCGCCGTTCCAAGGGGCGGACGACTCGCTCGCCACGAGCTACGTCTACACCTTCGTCAACGATCAGGGCGAGGAGAGCGCGCCCAGCCCGGCCAGCGACACCATCATCCGCGACGATGGCACGGCGGTCACCATCATCACGCCCGCCACGGTGCCCACCGGCTACGAGGACTACAACGTCGTCTACAAGCGCATCTACCGCGCCGTCTCGGGTGCGGCCGGCACTGCGTTCCAGTTCGTCGCCGAGATCTATCTGCTCACCGTCAGCTATGTCGACACGCTGACCGACGCGCAGCTTGGCGAGGAACTGGAGTCGAGCAACTGGGACCTGCCGCCGTCGAACCTGCGCGGCATCCTCGCGCTGCCCAACGACATCTACGTGGGCTTCTTCGGCAACACCCTGTGCTTCTCGGTGCAGGGGCGCGCGCACGCATGGCCAGTGGAGTGGCGCCTTGCCACCGACCACGCCATCGTGGGCATCGGCAACATCGACACCACCGTGGTGGCCTTCACGACGGCGTTCCCGTATCTGGCCGCCGGCAATGCGCCCGATGCCTACTCCATGAGCAAGCTGGAGGTGCCGCAGGGCTGCGTGTCCAAGCGCTCGATCGCCTACCTCAAGGGGCTGGGCGTGGTGGGTGCGACCGAGGACGGGCTCATGGCCATCGCCGGCACGGGTGCCGTGGGGCTCGTCACCGAGCCGCTGTTCACGCGCGAGGACTGGCAGGCGATCGAGCCCGCTTCGCTCATCGCCAGTGCGCACGATGACCGCTACATCGGCTTCTACGACACGGGTGCGGCGCGCCGCGGCCTGATCCTCGATCTGAAGCCCGGCGGCTTCGGCAAGGTCACGCTGGCCGCCTACGCGCGCGCGGTGTTCACCGATGCCGAGCGCGACGACCTGTACCTCGTGCTGGAGGACAACGACCCGCCCAGCGCCTCGGGCTCGCCCGGACAGGTGGTGCCCGATGGCGCCACGATCTACCAGTTCGACGCCGAGGAGCCAGACGGGGACCTCACGCCCTACCTGCCGTTCTCGTGGCGCTCGAAGCTGTGGCAACTGCCGCAGCCCGACTACCCGCAGTTCGGCATGGTGCGGGCACTGAACTACGGCACCACGATCATCGCGTTCCTCGCTGACGGTGCGAGCTACTACTCGCGCGTGGTCACCAGCCCCGCGGCATTCCGCCTGCCGCGCCTTGGCCAGCCCGCCAACAGCTTCGAGATCGTGCTCACGAGCGCGGGACAGGGCGACCGCATCTCGGGCGTGCAGTGCGCTGACGAGGTGATGGACTTCGACCTGTGACGGTCACCGGCAAGCCCTCGATCACCACGCCGCGCGATGAGAGTCGCGCGCTGCAGATGGCGATCAGCAACATCCGCGAGCGCTTGGAGGCGATCGAGGGGGAGTTCAACGGCCTCACGATCCCCGCCGACACCTCGACCGAGCTAACCCTACTGCGATCACAGATCCGCGCGCTCGACGTGCGCGTGACGCAGTTGGAACTGGCCGGCAGCGCCGAGGACGACGACGAGACCTACCTCGCCGGCGAAGATCTCCCGATCTTCACCGTGGTGCGCCAGAGCGCGGACGGCTCGGTGGTGGCGATGGATCCGACCGATCCGGACGGCGCCTTCTACCCGCTGGGCATCACGCTCGCGGACGTGGTCACCGGCAACTCGGTGGCGGTGCGCCGCGCCGGCACGATCGACACCGCCGGCGCCATGTTCACCACCGGGCGCGTGATCTACGCCGACACCGACGGCTCGCTCACCCAGAGCCCACCGGCCGGCGGCGTGGTCATCATCGTGGGCTTCGCGGTGTCCACGCAGGTCATGAGCCTGTTCCTGCAGGGCTCGATCCTCAACACCGCCGAGGACTTCAGCGAGGACGACGCCTACCTGCCGATCACCAAGCAGGCGGCCGAGGATCTGGGCGGCGGCCAGACCCCGTTCTACGTCCCGGTCGATGAAGAATTTGTCGTCGAGGAAAACAAGCAAGTCCTGTGGGCCGAGCCGATCGTGGTCGACGGCGTGCTCACCGTTGACGGCATCCTGATCGAGGTCGAGGAAGCCGGCGGCGGCAGCGGCGACACGGTGACCGCGGGCGCCGGCATCTCGGTCCAGAACCTCGGCGGCGGCCTCAAGCAGATCTCGGCCAACCTGCAGGCGGGGGCGAACGTCACGATCGCCGAAGCCTCGGGCGGTGCGCTGGAGATCAGCACGAGCGGCGCGGCCGCAGGTGTCGACTCGATCAACGGCGAGGACGGCGCCATTACCCTGCAGGCCGGCTCGAACGTCACGATCACCGAGCAGTCGGGTGGCGTCATCGAGATCGCCGCCTCTGGTGGCGGGGGCGGCGACACGGTCGAAGCCGGCGACGGCATCGCGATCACCGACCTGTCGGGCGGCGTGAAGCAGATCGCCGCGGACCTCGTCGCCGGAACCAACGTCACCATCACGCCCCTGTCGGGCGGCGCGCTTGAGATTGCAGCCAGTGGCGGCAGTGGCGGCGGGGTGGAGTCGCTCAACGGCGAGACCGGCGACCTCACGCTGCAGGCCGGTGCCAACGTCACGATCACCCCGCAGTCGGGTGGTGTGTTCGAGATTGCGGCCTCGGGCGGTGGTGGCGGCGACACGATCGAGGCGGGTGATGGCATCACCGTCACCGACCTGTCGGGCGATGTGAAGCAGGTCTCGGCCAACCTCGTGGCTGGCGACAACATCACGATCGCCCCGGGCTCGGGCGGGTCGCTGGAGATCGACGCGACGAGCCAGCAGACGCCGTTCTACATCGAGCCGCTCGAAACCTTCACGGTCGAAGCCAACAAGCAGGTGCTGTGGGACGAGCCCATCGAGGTCGATGGCTGGCTGGTGATCGACGGGCTGCTGATCGAGGTGGGCGATGCGCCGGCCACGACGGGCGTGGACTCGGTCAACGGGGAGACGGGCGACATCACGCTGGTCGCCGGCACGCACATCACCATCACCCCGG